GCAACTACGCCTGCGCCCGCGCGCGCGTTGAACTTGAACGTGCTCGCGCTGGACCTCGCCACGAAATGCGGCTGGGCCTATGCCACTCGCAACGGCAAGCAGCGTAGCGGCATGGACAGCTTTCGCCCTGGTCGGCTTGACCATAACGGGCTGCGCTGGCAACTCATGCGCCAGTGGCTCAGCGAAGTCGCCCGCGAGATGGGCGGCATCCAGGTTGTGTACTACGAGGACGTGAAGCGCCACGTCAGCAAACTGTCGGCGCGCGTGTATTTCGGCTATCTCGCCATCCTCGAAGCCTGGTGCGCGACGAACAACGTGCGGCTGGTCGGGGTAGGGGTGGGCACGATCAAGAAGCACTGGACTGGCTTCGGCAACGCCACCAAGGAAGACATGATGGCCGAGGCCGAGCGCCGTGGCATGAGGGTCGTCGACGACAACCATGCGGACGCGCTGGCGATCCTGAGCTACGCGGTGAAGGAGGAAGCATGAAGCCACTAATCCTGATCCTCGCCGCGCTGCTGTGCGTTGGCACCGCCGACGCCCGCCTCCAGCGCTCCCAATCCGCCAAGCGCGAGTTCGCGCGCGAGCATCCGTGCCCCAGTACTGGCCAGCCTGTGCCGCACTGCCCAGGCTACGTGATCGACCACGTCAAGGCGCTGGCCTGCGGTGGCGCTGATGTGCCCAGCAATATGCAGTGGCAGACCGTCGCCGATGGCAAGGCGAAAGACAAGTGGGAACTCAAGGAATGTGGGAGGTAGTCATGAACCATGGTCTGATCATTCTGTGCGTATTGCTCGGCGCCTTGTTCTTGAGCATCGCTGGATGGGCAATCGCGCGCGGTGGAACGCTAGGCGAGGACGATCCTGCTGAGCCTGTGGGCTACGTCGACCAGGATGGCGAGAGCACGCCGGCGCAGCACCAGTGGAAGAACGCAGGCGCTAAGGCGCATCACGCGGAGAACTGACATGCCTCTATTCTTCTGGCCGCTGCTGGCCTGGCACTTCTGGTTGAGGGGATTATGAAAACCATCGACACAATCCTGGTCCTCGCGTTCGTCCTTGCCGCATTCGGCGCGGGCGTGCAGTACGACTCGCATCGCATTCAGGCGACGTGCGAATCGGATGAGGCTCTGACGATCATCAACGGGACGGAGTATGTGTGCCTCTCGCCACGGCACATGCAGATGCTCCGCCGACAGCAGCAGTCGTGGAGGGGAGCATGAAATACGCCGCCGAGATCATTGACCTCATGAGTGCGCAGCCTGAGCGGCAGTTCCAGATGCGCGACCTGGTTCATGAAGTGTGCCCGAACGCTTTGGCAGAGGTCTCCCGCAAGAGCGCGTTGTACAAGACCGTGCGCATCGCGTTGCACAGACTGCTCGTTCAGCTTGTCGAGAGCAAGTCCGTAGAGGTTCAGGACGTGGGTGACCATTTCCGCTATCGCTGGCGCGTTACATCACCTTCTTGAACCAAAAGTTGCACCCTCATAGGATTCGCGTGGGAAACGAGTGTGCCTCGGGAAAGGCATTTGGACAGGTCCACTTCGGTGGGCCTTTTTCTTTGGCACACAGCGACAGAGCGGAAGCCACCCATTCCGTGGAGAAGGCAGGGGGTTCGGTAGCTGGCTGTAACAGGCTTGGATCGGATTGGCCCCATGCGCCGTGGCGCGAACGAGCGGGATGTGACGGCCGGGAAAGACCGGCAACCTAACTTTGGAGATCGTCATGGGTCGCAAGCCAGCCGCACAAGCACCGCGCGAGTGGGATCGTGCTGCGACCATGGCTCTCATCTGTGAGCGCATCGCCGGTGGCGAGAGCCTGCGCGAGATCTGCCAGGGCGATGACATGCCAGACCGCCGCCAGGTCAACCGCTGGATTGCGGCCGACGATAACCTGCGCAAGCTGTACCTCGATGCGTGCAAGGCACGGACCTACTTCTACATGGAAGAGATCATCGAGATTGCCGACACGCCTCACATCCTAAGACGCGAGATCAGGCACGAGGATGGCTCTGTCTCGGTCATCGAGACCGACAACGTGGGGCGCTCGAAGCTGCAGTCCGATGACCGCAAGTGGGTGATGGCTCGCATGAACCGCGTCGACTTCGGCGAGAAGGTCGGAATCGAGCATAGCGGCACCATCGAACTGGCCAGCGCCCTCGAGGCCGCGCGCAAGCGTGTGAATGGCAATGGCTGAGCTGAGCACCGAAGAGCAGCTCGTCGAGGAAATCGCCCGTTGCAGCAATGATCCGCTGCGCTTCGTAATGTTCGCCTTCCCGTGGGGCTCGGGCGAACTCGCCGACCACGAAGGCCCGGACACCTGGCAAGTGGACACCCTCACCGAGATCGGCAACCGGCTTCGCGCTGGCGAGATCGACGTAAGCCAGGCCATTCAGATCGCTGTGGCATCAGGCCACGGTATCGGCAAGTCCGCGCTGGTGTCGTGGCTGATCTTGTGGGCGATTGCCACCTTCGAAGACACCCGCGGCGTGGTGACTGCCAACACCGATGCTCAGCTACGCACCAAGACGTGGGCGGAACTCGCCAAGTGGTACCGCCGCTGCATCTGCTCGCACTGGTTCGAGTTCACGGCCACGGCGCTGTATGCCCGCGATGCGAAGCACGAGAAGACGTGGCGCATCGACATGGTGCCCTGGTCCGAGCGCAATACCGAGGCGTTCGCCGGTCTGCATAACCAGGGCAAGCGCGTGCTACTGGTGTTCGATGAGGGCTCAGCCATTCCGAACATCATCTGGGAAGTGGCAGAGGGTGCGCTGACCGACAAGGACACGCAGATCATCTGGGCCGTGTTCGGCAACCCGACGCGGAACTCTGGCCGCTTCCGTGAATGCTTCGGCCGCTTCAAGCATCGCTGGATCACCCGCCAGATCGATAGCCGCACCGCGCGGATGACCAACAAGGAGCAGCTTGCACAGTGGGTGGCTGACTATGGCGAAGACTCTGACTTTGTGCGTGTGCGCGTTCGTGGCGTATTCCCTCGCGCTGGCTCTACGCAGTTCATCGGCTCCGACCTCGTCGAGGCGGCGAAGGCGCGCGAAGCTCACGCTGGTGTCTACGACGCGCTGGTGATCGGTGTCGACGTTGCCCGCTTCGGTGACGACGAGACCGTGATCTACATCCGCAAGGGCAGGGACGGGCGCACTCATGAGCCGATCAAGCTGCGCGGTCTCGACACGATGCAGGTGGCGGCGCGCGTAGCCGAGCAGTACGAGTTCTACCGCGCCGATGCCATCTTCGTCGACCAGACGGGCGTGGGCAGTGGTGTGGTGGATCGGCTGCGCCAGTTGCGTGTGCCGGTGACCGGCGTCGACAACGGTTCCAGCCCTGACCGCGCGAACCCAGGCCAGGAAGCCACGGTGTACGCCAACAAGGGCGCGGAGATGTGGGGCGTGATGCGCGACTGGCTCAAGACCGGTGGAGCGATCCCCGACGGCGATGTCGACCTGCATTCCCAGCTTCAGGACCGCGAGTACGGCTACGTGCTGCGCGATGGGCGCGATGCCATCCAGCTTGAGACCAAGAAGGACATGAAGAAGCGCGGGCTGTCGTCGCCTGACATCGCCGACGCGCTGGCTCTGACCTTCGCCTACCCCGTGCAACCGAACGCCAATGCGGGCCGCGCTGCAGCCTTCACGAGGCCCCAGGTAGAGCACGAATACAACCCCTTCGAGAACGCCTAGGAGAACGAAATGGGAGGTTCCGCACCATCCGTGCCGGCCGTCAGCGTGCCGCCACCGATCCCGCAGGTGCAGTCTCCTGCTGGAATCAAGGCGGCTGACACGGCAACCACACGCGCGCAGTCCGCTGTCGGGCCGTCCGCAACCATCGGGACCAGCCCAACCGGTCTTTCCACGCCGGCTAGCACCGGCACCAAAACCCTACTTGGGAGCTAACGCATGACGACGCTGCACGAACGATTCCAGGCCATCAAGGATGCCCTGCACAACGCCATCAACTTGGCCGATCCGGAGGCTGCTGTCCGCGAGGCAGAAGAAGCCTTCAAGGCATCCATCGTGGCCGAGGTAGCTGCCCTGCATGAGCGCCTTGATGCGCTGACAGCCAAGCTTGAGCCGGCTGCTGTTGTAGCCCCAGCGGCAGCTGTTGAGCCAGTGGCCGCGCCTACCCCTGTGGTTGCGCCCGCTGCACCGGTAGCCGATGCCGCGCCTTCGTCGACCGAGCCCGCTGCACCGGCCGCCTGACAGGGACTGATCCATGGCCCGCGATCTCTTCAAGCTCCGCGAACACTGCGACCAGCTACTGCTGGGCATGCGTAACGACCGCATGTCGTGGTGGACGCACTGGCGCGAGATCGCGGACTACGTCATCCCGCGCCGCTACAAGTGGCTGATCACGCCGAACCAAGGCAACCGCGGCTCGCCGATCAACCAGCGCATCATCGACAACACCGGCACCATCGCGCTGCGCGTGCTGGCTGCCGGCATGATGTCCGGCATCACCTCGCCCGGCCGCCCGTGGTTCAAGCTCGCCACGGACAACAGCGACCTGAACGAGATGCCGGCCGTGAAGCTGTGGCTGGGCGAGTGCCAGAAGCGGCTGGCCACGGTGTTCGCTGAGTCCAATTTCTACACGTCGCTGGCCACGCTGTACGGCGATCTGGGCGCCTTCGGTACGGGCGTCATGATCATGTACCAGGACTACGACGACGTGATCCGGTGCTTCAACACCTGCGCCGGCGAGTACTTCCTGCAGAACGATGATCGCCAGGACGTGAGCACGATGGGCCGCGAGTTCGTGCTGACGGTCAAGCAAGTGGCTGAGCAGTTCGGCCTAGAGAATTGCAGCGAGACGGTCAAGGCTGGCATCAGGACGGGCGGCGCCGCGCTGACCCGCGAGATCCGCGTCGGCCACCTGATCGAGAAGAACAACGACATGGTGCCGGGCGCGCCGGGTGCCGACGGCATGCCGTGGCGCGAGGTGTACTGGGAGATGGGCACCGGCCAGAATCTGGTGCTGCGTACCCGGGGATTCCGCACCAAGCCCTTCATCGCGCCGCGCTGGGACATCGTCGGCAACGACGCCTACGGCCGCTCGCCGGGCATGGATGCGCTGGGCGATATCAAGTCCCTACAGGTCGAGCAGAAGCGCAAGGCGCAAGCCATCGACAAGCACGTGAATCCCCCGATGCTGGCCGATGTGTCGCTCAAGAACGAGCCGGCCTCGATGCTGCCTGGTGGTGTGACCTACGTGGCTGGCAATGGTGGCATCGGCTTCAAGCCGGCCTACACCGTGGCGCCGGACTTTTCCGGGCTGGTCGAGGACATCAAGGAAGTTCAGGCGCGGATCAAGGCGACGTTCTTCAACGATCTCTTCATGATGATCAGTCAGCTCGACACGGTGCGCACGGCCACGGAAGTGGATGCCCGCCGCGAGGAAAAGCTGATCCAGCTCGGGCCCGTGCTGGAGCGCTTCGAAAACGAGGCGCTGGACCCAGCCATCAATACGGCTTTCGACGTGATGCTGCATGGCGGGTTGTTTCCCCCTGTGCCGCAGGAACTGGCCGGCCAGAACATCAAGGTCGAGTACATCTCGATGCTCGCCCAGGCGCAGAAGGCAGCCAGCACGGCTGGCATTGAACGCCTGATCGCGGTGGCCGGCAACATGGCCGCAGCCAAGCCGGAAGTGCTCGACAACCTCGACTTCGACCAGATCATCGACGACTACGCTGACCTGCTGGGCGTCTCGCCCAAGTCCGTGGTGTCGATCGAGAAGGTGCGACAGATCCGCGCCCAGCGCAACGCGCAAGAGCAGCAGCAACTGGCGCTGCAGAACAGCATGGCCGCTGCGCAGGGTGCCGAGACGCTTTCCAAGACCGACGTGGGCGGTGGCCAGAACGCCCTGCAACGCATGGTGGCAGCATGAGCGAGAAGATTTTCGACCTGAAGGACCTGCGCAAGCTGATCCGTCCCGATGCCGATGCGCGCGACCGGCGCCTGTTCGAGATGCGCCAGGAGCAGGAGGCCGCCGAGCAGCTTGCCGAGGATCGCGCCAAGGACGTGAAGATGGGGCCGCCGCCTGATGCGCAGCTCGTCTACAACCACCCGACCCAGACCATGGGCGTGGCCATTCGTGGCGCGCGCCGTGTCTGCCCGCTGCCCAAGGGATATGGCGGCCCAGGCACTGAACTCGCCATGCTCCCCGGCAACCGGCTGATCGTCATCAGCCCGGACAAGTCGCCGCTCGAAATCGATCCACAACTGGGCACGACCCGGAGGCTGTGATGGCAACGCTACCGAACCCGAAACCCGCAGGCCCGAAGGGACCAGCCATGCCGAGCGCCAAGGTCACGGCGCCGCTGTCCGGCAAGAACGGCGAGCCCGCGCAGACGCGCGACACGTCCGATCCGTGGCTCGGCACCAAGGGTGGCGGCCCGACCGACAAGGACGTCAGCAAGGGCAGCATGGGCAAGACCGCGCGCGAGGATGCCAAGGGCTCGAAGAAGACGGCCGGCATCAAGGACAACCCGGGCGAGGGCAAGGAATCGGTGATCTCGCGCACGGCCCTGAAGCACAAGACGCCGGCGCAGACGATGTATCCGAAGCTGAAGTCGCGGGACGACTGACCATGCCGCTCGACAAATCCGGCTCCAAGGCGAGTGTTGGCAAGAACATCAAGACCGAGGAGGCCGCTGGCAAGCCGCGTAAGCAGGCCATCGCCATCGCACTGAATACCCAGCGGGAGGCGAAGAAGTCGCCCGCTAAGACGCTGTATCCCAACCACAAAGGAGATTGACCGTGGATCAATTGGACGCCCAAGCTACCAACGGCGGGCACATCATCGAACGCGTCGGCGACGTCGCGCCGGTCTACCTGAGCGAGAAGCTCGGGCGAGACTACGGCGCTGGTCAGTACGGCGGGTGGACGACCGAGCGCGATCAGGCGACGGAGTACACCCAGGAGCGGGCGGAGGCGATCATTGCCCAGCACCTGCCGTATCAATCCCCGTTCTGCAAGGTGGTGGCCAAATGAAAATCATCGTCGCCGAGCTCGTGATCAAGATCCCGTTGGTCTGTAAGAGTGTAGAGGCCCTAGAGAATACGGTAGATCACTACCTGCAGAGACTGCAGCCCTTTGGGCCAAGTTCCGAAATTAGCCACACACTCGCCTCAAAGGAAGTGGAGGTGACGCTATGAAGCGCGTTGCGATCTGCATCCCCTCCACCGACATGGTCCATGCGGACTTCGCCATGTCCCTCGCCGCGATGGCCTACCGCGCCTCCGGCTTCACGCAGGGCGGACAGTCGTTCGAAGCCGTGCCCATCGCGCTCATCAACACCAAGGGCTCGCTGGTGGCGAACAACCGCAACCGGCTGGTCAAGGAAGCGCGCGAGCTCGGCGTCGACTACATCCTGTTCCTCGACAGCGACATGGTCCTGCACCCGGACACGCTGCGCCGGCTGCTCTCCCACGACAAGGACATCGTCGGCGGGACGTACATCCAGCGCGAGGAACCGCACCGGCTGCTGGGCAAGACCGTGGGCGGCCAGCTTCTGCACGACGCGATGTCGCAGCAGCAAGTCGATGGCGCCGGCTTGATGGAAGTTGGCGCGCTACCGGGCGGCTGCCTGCTGGTCAGGCTGAGCGTGTTCGATGATGGCCCGACGCTGCCATTCCAGACGCCTGCCCACCTTGAGAGCGGCGCAGAACCATGGATCGAGGGCGAAGACTACTTCTTCTGCCGCTGGGCGCGCAATGCCGGACACCAGGTCTGGCTGGACTGGTCCGTCTCGTTCCACCTGCGCCACATCGGCCAGGCGCACAACGCCATCCCTGCCGTGCAGGTCCAACCGGAGGAAAGCAATGTCATCGTCCACTGACATCGAGCAGTACGACGACGTCGGCGATCGCGCCTCCGTCAAGGAGAAAGAAAAGCGCGCCAAGGCCCGCGAGGCTCGTCGTGTCAATGGCCTGAAGCAGATCATGGGCAGCGCTGACGGCCGGGTCTGGATGTGGGAGTTCCTGTCGAACTGCGGCCTGTTCGCGGTCGTCTTCAACGGCAACTCGAAGGACTACTTCAACCTGGGCCAGCGCAACGCGGCCATGCCGATCCTCACCGACATCCAACGCCTCTGCATGGACGAATACGTGCAGATGGTCAAGGAGAATGCAAATGCTGCTTAAGCGACTGCTCCACCGTTATGTGCTCATGAACGAAGCTGGTGGCGCTGCCGATGCTGGTGGTGGCCCTGCGGCCGCACCTGCTGCCACGCCTGCTGCTGACACTGGCGCTCCGGCCGCAGCCCCGGCTGCCGATCCTGGCCTGACGCCGCCCGAGAGCCTGCTGAACGACAAGCCGGCCGACGAGACGAAGCCCGAAGACAAGCCAGCGGATAAGCCGGAAGACAAGCCGGCCGACGACAAGCCCATCGAATACGAGGCATTCAAGCTGCCCGAGGGCATGACGCTCGACGAGGCAAAGCTGGGCGAGTTCAGCAAGCTGGCCGCCGATGCGAAGCTTCCGCAGGAGACTGCGCAGAAGCTGGTCGACATGTACACGGCCGAGATCAAGCAGATCACCGAAGCGCCGTATCGCGCGTGGACGGATCTGCAAAACCAGTGGCAGGAACAAATCAGGAACGACCCCGTCATCGGTGGTGCCGACCTCGACAAGAACCTCGCCGCAACGAAGGCTGGCATCAAGAACCTCCTGGGGGAAGATGCTGGCAAGTTCTTTGAAGCGCTCAACATGACGGGCGCTGGCAACAACCCGGACATTGTTCGCGGCCTGTTCAAGGCGGTAGCCCCTCACGCACCCGCCACACCGGTACGAGGCAATCCAGGCAGTAGCACCAAGACTGCAGGGGCGACCCTGTACCCGCAGATGGCAGGGCTCGGCAACGGGCACGAAGGCTAACCCTCCACGTCGAGAATCGAAACGGCCTCACCTTGACACGGCCAACCGATGACGACTCAAAGCAAGGAGAACTGACCATGCAAACTTAGGAGTTACACCATGGCAATCATCGGGGGCACCGCCCTGACTTACGCCGATTGGGCGAAGCGGATGGACGACGACGGCAAGGTCGCCACCATCATCAATCTGCTGTCGCAGACCAACGAAATTCTGGACGACATGCTCGTGGTGGAAGGCAACCTGCCGACCGGCCACAAGACGACCGTACGCACCGGCCTTCCGGCCGCAACGTGGCGCCTGCTGAACTACGGCGTCGTGAAGACCAAGTCCACGACCGCACAGGTCACCGACAACTGCGGCATGCTCGAGTGCTACAGCGAAATCGACAAGGACCTGGCCGACCTGAACGGCAACACCGCCGAGTTCCGTCTGTCGGAAGACATGGCCTTCCTCGAAGGCATGAACCAGCAGATGGCCAGCACGCTGTTCTATGGCAACGTGACGGTCAACCCCGAACGCTTCATGGGCCTGGCACCGCGCTACAACACGGTGACCATTGCGAACTCGCAGACGGCTGCCAACGTGATCGATTGCGGCGGCACGCTGTCGACGAATACCTCGGTGTGGGTCGCCTGCTGGGGCCCGAACACGCTGCACGGCATCTTCCCGAAGGGCAAGATCTCCGGTCTGCAGCACCGTGACCTGGGTGAGTGGCCGCTGACCGACGCGAACGGCAACCTGTATCAGGGCTACCGTACCCACTTCAAGTGGGACATGGGCCTGACCGTGCGCGACTGGCGTTATGTGGTGCGTCTGGCCAACATCGACGTCTCGCTGCTGTCGGGTGGCTCGGCCGCCAACCTGATCAACGCCCTGATCCGCGGCGTGCACCGCCTGCCGACCGCGCCGGTGCGTGTCTCGACGGAGCAGAAGTCCGATGCACCGGATGGCGGCATGATGCAGATGGGTCGCCTGGCGATCTACTGCAACCGCACGATCCGCACGTACCTGGACATCCAGGCCGTGAACAAGACCAACGTCCTGTTGCGTCTCGAAGAGTGGGAAGGCAAAGCCATCACCACCTTCCGCGGCATTCCCATCCGCACGGTTGACGCGATCCTGTCGACCGAATCCCGTCTCGTTTAAGGAGCGATGCCATGATCATCGATGGAAACCTCGTGTTCGACGGCACGATCGCCACGTCGGGCCTCGCTGGCGTCAATCAGTTCGCCAGCGGCGCCACCACCACCAGCACCAACACGATCGACTTGCTGAACGCCCGAGACCTGGGCGACGGCGGCGATTCGATGAGCGGGAACCTGACTGTCAGCTTCCTGATCACCACGGCATACGCCGGTGGCACGTCGGTGAACTTCCAGCTGCAGGGTTCGACCGACAACGTCACGTGGACTACCTACAGCGAGACGGGCGCGATTGCGATTGCCTCGCTGACGGCAGGCCAACGCCTGGCGCTGAAGATGCCCTCGGTGAACCCGGATGCTGGTCCGCCCCCGCGCTACCTGCGCACGGCCTACGTGAACGCCGGTGCCAACACTGCTGGCGCCGTCATCGCACACCTCAGCACCCCGGACGATAACCGGTACTACAAACCGGGCATCGTGGTTAGCAACTAAGCGCCACCACCGGCCCGGCCAAGCGCCGGGCCTTCTCTTAACCCTCAGGAGATTCGCAAATGTCCGACACCGTTCAAGACAAGGACCTGGTCAACAACGAAGCACCGCAATACCGACTCACCGAACAGGCATACATCGATGACAAGTTGCTGGAAATCGGCTCGGTCATCGAATACAAGGGCATCCCCGGCCACCACATGGAGCCGATCAATGCCGCTGCCAAAGTCGCCAAGAAGAAGGCACCCAGCTATCTGGACCCGATCCTGGCCATGACCTCGGTCAACTAAGGAGCAAGACATGGGCGTTTTTGTAGCGGGCGGCGCAGAGCAGGCCCAATCCGTCGTCACCGGCACACTGGGCGCGGCGAATGCTGCGAGCGCCCAGCTTGCGCTGCTTGGCAACTTCAACGTCGCCGTCTGGGGCGTCTTCACCGGCACGGTTTCCGTGCAGTGCTCGTTCGACGGCGGCACCACGTGGGTTCCGGTCATCAACAAGCGCACCGGCAGCGTGATCACGTTCACTAGTCCCGGCGCCCTGCAAGAGGATGAGGTCGAGCCTGGCGTCTATTACCGCGTGCAAATGACTGCCTACACCAGCGGCAACGCGAGCTATCGCATCTCTGAAGGCGCACAGGCTGGCCGCGTGGAGCGACTGTCATGATGAAGATCGTCGATATGGCACGGGACGAGGACTTCACCGGCCCCGATTATCCGGAGCCGAGCCCCTATCCCTGCGGCCTGCGTCTCAGCCTGAACAAGGAAGACATGGAGAAGCTTGGCATCGACGAGATGCCGAAGCTCGGCGATCAGGTCTGCTTCTATGTCTGCGGCGAGGTCGTGAGCACTTCCGAGTCTAGCGAGTACGGTGAGTCGAAGTGCCTGGGCGTGCAGATCCAGCAGATGGCACTGGAGGAACCGCCCGAACAGGAGATGGAAGAAGACGCAGCGGCCGAGCGCGGTGGCTTCAAGGAAGCGGCCAACAAGCTCTATTCGAAGAAGGGGTAAGCGATGGCATCGCAGGTCGGCATTGCAAACATGGCGCTGGATGTGATCGGCACGCGCTCGACGATTGCTGCCCTCAACGAGGGGAGCGCCGAGGCCAACGCCATCAATCGGCACTGGGACAATGCCGTCGCCTCGGTACTGCGCGCGGCGCACTGGAATTTCTCCCGCAAGCAGATCCCGTTGACGCTATTACAGGATGGCACGGCTGGCGGCACAGTCCCGACGCCGTGGCTGTACGAGTACGCGTATCCCAGCGACTGCCTACTGCTTCGCTACCTGCAGCCTCAGATCCAAGTGCAGCCCGTGCCGGCGCCCGGTACGCCTTCTCCCGTCGCGGCAGTCGGTCCACCGGTGCGCTTCATTCTTGGCACCGACAACGACGTCAACGGCAATCCGACCAGCGTCATCCTGACCAACCAGCCGCAGGCGGTTGGCATATACACGTTCCGCAACACCAATACGGCGATGTGGGACGAGTTGTTTGTGCAAGCCCTGTCCGCTTACCTCGGCGCCCGGGTGTGCATCGCGCTGACCGGCGACAAGGCCATGATGAAAATGGCGTTCGACATGGCGATCAAGTACGTCATGGACGCGCGGGCCATCAACGGCAACGAGGGCATCACCGTGATCGACAGCATCCCAGACTGGATGCGCGTGCGCGGCTACGCGTCGGACTGGGCGTGGCCAGATGGCGGCCTGTATTCCTACGGACCGCAGAACCTGACCCTGATCACCTGACATGGCCCAGCCAGTAATCCTTCCCTCGTTTGGCGCTGGCGAGCTGGCGCCGTCGATGTATGGTCGCGTCGACCTGGCGAAGTACCACGTCGGCGCGGCGCGTCTGCGCAACTACTTCGTCGACTATCGCGGCGGCGCTTCCTCCCGCACCGGCACGCAGTTCGTCGGCCAGGTTAAGGACAGCACCACGCCGAACCGGCTGATCCCGTTCCAGTTCAACACCCAGCAGACCTACGCGCTGGTGTTCGGCAATCAGTCGTTGCGCTTCGTGACGAATGGCGGCTATGTGCTGGAACCGATCACGGCCATCAGCGGGATCACACAGGCGAGCCCCGGCGTCGTCACGGACAACGCGCACGGCTACAGCAACGGGGATCTGGTGTTCCTGTCTGGCATCGTTGGCATGACGCAGCTGAACCAGCGTTACGCCATCATCACCAACGCAACGACGAACACCTACACCCTGACGGACATGTACGGTGCGCCGATCAATACGGTCGCATACGGTGGCTACCTTTCCGGTGGGAGCGCCGCGCGCGTCTACACGATCAGCACGCCATATGCAGCAACGGACCTGGCATTGCTCAAGTTCACGCAGTCGGCCGACACCATGACGCTGACGCACCCGAGCTATTCGCCATACACACTGAAGCGT